AGAGGACCCCGTTCCTCGTGCTTTCTACACTCTCTCGCAAGAGGCGCGTTGATGCCGGGCGAGACAACGGTGATGCCGGCGAGATGGAAGGCTTCACGGGCAGACCGTGGCTATGGGCACGGCCACCAGGCGGCGCGGGCCAGGCTGGAGCCGTTCGTGTTGTCGGGCCGGGTGCGCTGCGCGCGGTGTCGTGAGCCGATCATCCCGGGCGAGGTGTGGCACCTGGGGCATACGGAGGACCGGCGGGGCTACACGGGGCCGGAGCACGAGCGCTGCAACCTTCATGCGGGCGGGGTGAAGGGCGCGGCGGTGCGTTGGGCGCCGCCGCCGGTTCAGGAGGCGGCGCCGGAGCGGGAGGGCGTCGGGGCGTCGGATGCGCGCTGGCGGGTGCCGTGGCTGAAGGGGCTGCGCCGGGTGCCGTCAGACGCGGTCTGGCCGCGCTACATGACGGTGCCGCACCCGCGGGCGAGGGGGTCGATCGGGCCGGCGTTCATCGCCTGGGCGGAGGAGCGGACGGGCAGGCCGCTGCGCTGGTGGCAGCGCCTCGTAGCGACGCGGCTGCTGGAGGTCGACGGGGACGGCCGGCTGGTGTGGGAGACGCTGATCCTGTCGATGGCGCGGCAGCTCGGGAAGAGCTGGCTGCTGCGGGAGCTCTTGTTGTGGCGGATGCACCAGGGCGACCGTTTCGGCGAGGCCCAGGACGTGCTGCACACGGGGAAGGATCTGCAGGTCTGCAAGGAGGTGCTCCGCCCCGCATTGTTCTGGGCGGACGACCAGCCTGGGTACAAGGTGGGCCGGGCGGCGGGGGAGCAGTACATCGAGCGGCTCGCCGACCATTCGCGCTGGCTGCTGCGGGCACGCGGCGCGGTCTACGGGTACTCGGTCAGCGTCGCGGCGGTGGATGAGGCGTGGAAGGTGAAGCCGGAGATCGTCGATGAGGGGCTGGCGCCGACGATGGTCGAGCGGGTGCAGCCGCAGCTGTGGCTCGTCTCGACGGCGCACCGGGAGGCGACCGCGCTGATGCTGACGCGCCGACAGGTCGCGTTGGGGAACCTGGAGCAGGGCGACGGGGATCTGCTGATCGAGTGGTCGGCGCCGAAGACGGCGGCGCTCGACGAGCTGGCGGCGTGGCGGGCGGCGTCGCCGCACTGGACGCCGCAGCGGCAGCGCCTGGTCGGGAAGCAGCTGGAGGCGGTGCAGGCCGGGGAGGCGGAGGTCTCGGACGATGAGATGGACCCGGTGGAGGCGTTCCGGGCGCAGTGGCTGAACCAGTGGCCGACCCGCTCGATCCCGACCGGGGTCGCGGAGTACCTGCTCCCCGGCGGTCTGTGGGCGCACCTGTGCGAGCCGGGCCTGCAGGGGGAGGGGCCGCTGTACGTGGCGGTCGAGGACTTCTACGGCACGGGTGCCGCCGTCGCGGTCGCGGCGCCGCTGGAGGATGGGCGGATCGAGGTCGACGGCTGGGTCTGCCCCGACTGGGACACGGCGCTCCTCGATGTGCAGCTGCTCGGGGTGCTGCGGCCGCTGCGGGAGATGCTGGTCGGCGCGAGCGTCCTGTCGCGGGTGCCGCCGGGGACGGTGCCGCCGCCGCAGCCGGCCGGGCATGCGGAGACGAGGGTCGGGCTGCCGCTGCTCCGTGACCTCGCCGCGGGGGGGATGCTCGCGCACGACGAGGCGACCGGCGAGACCCGCCACGGCGAGAACGTGTCGCTCGACGAGGCGGTTACGACGGCGCAGGTGAAGGAGCTCTCGACCGGCCTGTCGCTCGTCCCCGCCGGTGCGACGCACCTCGTGAAGGCCCTGGCGTGGGCCGTCAACGCCGCCCACAAGCCGGCGCCGGTGCCGGGGGTCCGCTAGATGGGCCTGTTCACGCGCTCGATCCGGCCGCCGGCGGAGACCCCGAACGACAACGACGCGCTGACCGCGACGCCGGGCAGCGTGGGTCCGCCGAACGTGAACCCGGGCGACCCGCACGGGGTGGTGTTCGACTACACCCCCCCGGACCCGCCGAGCTTCACCCGGATCGTCCCGTCCGCCTGGTCGGGGTGGCCGGCGGAGTGGCTGACCCCGAACTGGTCGGGCCGCTGGAACAACCTCAGCGACACCGCCTGGATGTGCCTCGACCTGAACGCGTCCGTCCTCTCGACGATGCCGCCGTACCTCGTGAACGCGAGCGCGAGCCTGAACGCGGACTGGCTGATCAACCCGAGCCCCGGGATTTACAGCTCCTGGGAGGAGTTCATGAAGCAGATGGCGTGGGACTACATGCTCGGCGAGGCGTTCGTGCTGGCGACGGCGTACTACTCGACGGGCTGGCCGTCGAGGTTCCACGTCGTGCCGCCCTGGCTGGTGAACGTCGAGATGTCGCGGGGCCGGCGCGTCTACTCGATCGGCGAGATCGACGTGACCGGCGACATCCTCCATGTGCGCTACCAGTCGTCCGTCGATAACGCCCGCGGCGTCGGCCCGTTGGAGGCCGGCAGGTACCGGCTGCTCGCGGCTGAGGTGCTGTCCCGCTACGCGACCACCCTGGCGTCGAGCGGCCTGATCCCCTCGTCGATCCTCGAGGCCCCCGTCGACCTGACGCCGGACCAGGCGGCGTCGATCCGCGACGACTGGGTGCAGCAGCGGGCCGCGAACCCCGGCTACCCCGCCGTGTTGTCGGGCGGGCTGAAGTGGACACCGACGCAACTGAACCCCAAGGACCTGGCGCTGCTCGAGCTGTCGACGTTCAACGAGTCGAGGATCGCGGTGCTGCTCGGGGTGCCGCCGTTCCTCGTCGGGCTCCCCTCGGGCGGCGATTCGATGACCTACTCGAACGTCTCGTCGATCTTCGACTACCACTGGCGCGCGGGGCTCCGCCCGAAGGCGCAGACGCTGATGTCGGCGCTCTCGGGCTGGGCGCTCCCGAGAGGGACGAGCGTCGAGCTGAACCGCGACGAGTACGTCCAGCCCGGCCCGCTGGAGCGGGCGCAGACGGCGCAGATCCTCAACTCGATCGTCGACCCTGAGACCGGGCGGCCGGTGCTGTCGGTCGACGAGATCCGGGGCGCGGAGCGCTTCGACAATTCGACACCGCAAGACCTAGCGAGCGGGGTGCTCAAATGAGTGATGAACAGCAGCAGCCGGCGGGGGCGGTCGAGTACCGCGCCGCGACCCTGGTCGGCGTGTCGGAGCCGGAGCGCATCATCGAGCTGATCGTGATGCCCTACGAGACCGAGACCGTCGTCGCGCACAAGGGCAAGCTCGTCCGGGAGATCGTCACCCGCGGCGCGTTCGACGGGATCGAACGCAGGGCGAACCGGGTGCGGGTGAACCGCGACCACGACGTCACCCGCACGGTCGGGCGCGCTGTCGCGCTGCACCCATCCCGGGAGGAGGGCCTCGTGGCGGAGATCAAGATCGCCCGCACCCACCTCGGCGACGAGACCCTCGCGCTCGCGGACGAGGGGATCCTCGACGCCTCCGCGGGGTTCCTGCCGATGCCGGACGGGGAGGCGTGGGAGGAGAACCGCACCCGCCGCCGCCTGAACAGGGTGTGGCTCGCCCACGTCGCGATGACTCCCGACCCCGCCTACGAGACCGCGCAGGTCCTGTCGGTCCGCTCACAGGCGCTCACGGACGCTTTGAGGGACGTCCCGACGCCGAACCTCGACCGGCTGCAGGCGGCCATCCGGGCCGACCGCTACGATCAGCTGGAGCTAGGTCGCTGAACTACCAGCCGTTGTAGACCACTGGGTGGGCCGGCTGTTGCGGGGGACGCGGCGCTAGAGCGAGATCGTCATTCGTTCGCGCCGAAGGAGGCACCCCGAAATGAGAGCAACCGATCAGATGCTGACGCAGTACGTCGCGGAGATCGAGGAGAAGCAACAGCTGATCGACTCCCTCGTCGAGGCCGCGACCAAGGAAGGCCGCGACCTCGACGCGAAGGAGCTCGAGCTCGCCGAGCGGGCGAGGGACCGGATCAAGGTCTGCAACACGAACATGCTCCCCCTCGAGGAGTCGCGCCGGATCAGCGGCGAGTCGGCGCTGCGGATCGCGCAGATCGCCGACTTCATGGCGAAGAAGGAGGGGCAGGAGAACCAGGAGGTCGAGTACCGCTCCGCCGGCCACTACGTCCTCGACGTGTGGAAGGCCGGGCTCGGGGCGGAGGAGTCGATGCGCCGCCTCGACACCTATAACCGCGCCGCCGCGCACCAGACCACGAGCGACAACCCCGGGCTGCTCCCCGAGCAGATCCTGGGGCCGGTGATCAACTTCGTCGACGAGTCCCGCCCGCTCACTACCGCGCTGGGACCGCGCCAGTTGCCGTCGGGCTCGTGGTCGAGGCCGAGAATTACCCAGCACACAAATGTGGCTGCGCAAGGCGGAGAGAAAACCGAGCTGGTTTCGCGCAAGATGACCATCTCGAAATTGCCGGTGAATGCCGTCACGTACGGAGGTTATGTCAACGTTTCCCGTCAAGATATCGACTGGACAACTCCGAGCATAATGGACATCGTCATTAACGACCTGGCCGGCTACTACGCGCAGGTAACAGAGGCCGCATTGGGGTCCGCATTGGTCGGCTCCGCATCGGCCGGCACCGACCTGCCGGGGACGCCGACCGGCAGCGACGTCGCGGGGGCGATCTGGGGCGCCGCCGGCAGCGTCTACGCCGCCACGAAGGGGCAGGGCCGGCTGATCGTCGCCGCACCCCCCGACATGCTCGGCCTCGTCGGGCCGCTGTTCGCCCCCGTCAACCCGACGAACGCGTTCAGCACGGGCTTCAACGCCGGGCAGTTCGGCACCGGCGCGATGGGCGCCATCAGCGGCGTCCAGGTCGTCGTCACGAACGGGCTCGCCGCGAACGAGATGCTCGTCCTCTCCAGCGCCGCCGTCGAGGTGTACGAGGACCGGATCGGCTCGCTGCAGGTCGTCGAGCCCTCGGTGCTCGGGGTCCAGGTCGCGTACGCGGGCTACTACACGCCGCTCGTGATCGAGTCGACCGGGATCATCAAGATCGTCCGATGAGCGGCCAACAGGAAGAGACAAGCGGGCAGCAGCTCGACGCGCCGAACAAGCAGGCCGTCGGGCTCGACCCGCCCTGGGTCGAGGGCACCGGCGGTTCGGGCGGCACGGCGACCCCGAGGAAGGCGAAGCAGGCGAAGCCGGCCGACGAGGCCGACACGGCCGTGATCAGGAGCAGCTGAGGTGGTCGCGGTCAGGGTCACCGGTGGCGGCGGCGCGTCGACGCTGACCGAGCTCAGCGACGTCACCGGTCACCCTGGCTTCGGCCGCTCCCCCGTCGACGACGGCTCCGGCGTGTTCCCGCTCACGCGCGTCACGACCGAGGACGACCTGAACGGGATCCTCGCGATCGTCGCCGACGTCGAGTACCACCGTTTCGGCGACCCGGGCGAGCCGCCGCTCGAGAGCGGGTTCGCGGACTACGGGCCGCCGTACGCGCCGGCCCGCTGGCGGCTGCAGTCGAACAACGTGCTCCGCCTCGACGGGGCGATCACGAACCCGGCGCCGCTCACCGGCCCGACGGTGATCGCGAGGATGCCCGACGGGTGCCGCCCCGACACCACGCACGTGTTCATGGCCCCCTCCGACCAGAGCATCTCGAGGATCGACGTCGACGCGGACGGGACGATCATCTGGTACGTGTACCTCGTCGCCGGCGGCTCCGGGGCGCAGGGGTACCTGTCGCTCTCGACCGTCAGCTACAGCGTCGTGGCGACCGCCGGGCCGCCGACGATCCCGTGAACGTCCCGCCCGCCTTCCCCTACGAGGCCGTGTTCCAGTCCGGGATCACCGGCCTCCTCGGCACCGTCGCGCTCGGGCTGCTCGACAACCAGGGCGCCTACACCGACGAGCTCTCCACCGCGAGCATCATCGAGACCCCGGCCGGCTCCGGCGTCTACGTCGCCAACAGGACGAGCCCCGACGCGGAGGGGCAGTACACGCTGATCTGGAGCATCGACGGGACGACCGACCCCGGCTCGGTGACGGTCGAGGAGCTGAACGTCACCTTCGGCACCCCCGGCACCGTCTACGGGACGGTCGACGAGCTTGCCCGGATCCTCCAGATCACCACGCCGACGGTGGCGCAGACCGCTGCGATGACGCGCTGCCTCGAGGCGGCGAGCTTCGAGGCCGACTCGTTCATGGCCCGCTCCACACCGCTGACCGACGCCAGGCAGGTTCAGCTCGTCACCGAGATGGTGTACGAGCGCGCCCGGGAGCACTGGCAGCAGCAGGAGGTCGCGTTCGGGATCTGGGACAACGCCCTCGGCGCCGTCGTGATCGGCCGCGACACGTTCGCCCGCCACGCATTGAAGCTCCTCCCGCTCCGCGAGCACTTCGGGCTCGGCTGATGGCCGCCGTCGAGGTTGTCTCGCTGCAGGAGATCGTTGAGGCCCTGGCGGACCAGATCAGCGACAACGTCGCCGCGCAGGACCTCGGCGGCGAGGCGCTGCAGGTGTGGCCGTACATGGTGCTCTCCCCGACCCCGCCCTGCGTCGACATGTACCCGGGGGACCCGTTCCTCGAGCGGGACGCGATGGGGCCGCAGTGGAAGGTCTGGTTCACCGTTCGCGCTCGCGCGAAGCCCGTCGACTTCGACGCCTCGCAGCAGATGCTGCTGCAGCTGATCGACCCGCGCGCCGCCACCTCGATCCAGGCGGCGATCCTGGCCGACGAGACGCTCGGCGGCCGCGTCCAGTACGCGAACCCGACCGGGCCGTCCGGGGTGCAGCCGTACCCGCCGCTGATGGCGAACGAGGGCTACCTGGTCGGCTGCGACTGGCGCGTGGAGATCCTGCTGTGAGGATCCTCTGGCTCGGGAACCCGCCCGGGGTCGGCTCCGGCTACGGCGAGCAGGCCCGCCTGTTCATCCCCCGCCTGCAGGCGCTCGGGCACGAGCTCGCGGTCGCCTGTAACTACGGGGTGCAGGGCATGTGCCTCGAGGCAGGCCCCGTCACCTACTACCCCTCCGACAGCGACTGGGGCAACCGCAGCCTCGGCACCTACGCCGAGCACTTCGACGCCGAGCTTGTGATCGCGCTCTGCGACGCGTGGGTGCTTCGCCCCGACGAGTGGCCCGACGGGCTCCGGGTCGCCTGCTGGGCGCCCGTCGACCACTACCCGCTGCCGCCGCAGGTGCTGAAGGCCCTGAGCCACGAGAAGATCCGGCCGGTCGCGATGTCGCGGTTCGGCGAGCGGATGATGCAGGACGCCGGGCTCGAGCCCGTCTACGTCCCGCACGGCGTCGACACCGCCCTCTTCCACCCCCGCCCGCAGGACAGGGACGCGACCCGGGACGAGCTCGGGATCCCCCGCGAGGCGTTCCTGGTCGGGGTCGTCGCCGCGAACACCGGTAATCCCGCCCTGCCGAGGAAGGCGTTCCCGCAGGCGCTGCTGGGGTTCGCGCGTTTCGCCGCCGAGCACCCCGACGCCTGGCTCTACGCGCACAGCCAGTCGACGGCGGGGAAGGCCGGGGGGATCAACCTCGAGAGTCTCACAGTCGCGGCCGGCTGCCCCACAGACAGGGTCAGGTATTCCCCCTCGGCTATCTGGCACCTCGGGTGGCCGGCCGCGCTCGTCTCGAACCTCTACCAGGCGTTCGACGTGCTCCTGAACCCGTCGATGGGCGAGGGGTTCGGCGTCCCGATCATCGAGGCGCAAGCCTGCGGCGTCCCCGTGATCGCGAGCGACCACTCTGCGATGAGCGAGCTCACCAAAGTGGGCTGGCTCGTCGGCGGCGACCCGTGGTGGGACGCGATGCAGGACGCCTGGTTCACCACCCCGTCGGTCGGCTCGATCCACACGGCGCTCGAGGCGGCCTATGAGCGTAGGGGCGACCAGGAGCTCCGCGACGCCGCGGCCGGGTTCGCGGCCTCCTACGACGCTGACGTCGTCGCAGAAGGCTTCTGGCGGCCCGCCATCGACACTCTGGCGGCCCCGCGGGAGGTCGCGCCACTCGCCCGGCGGGAGGTGGCGGCGTGAGCGTCGCGGTCGTCACCCCCTGGCGCGACCACCTCGAGCTGCAGGCCGGCTACGACCGCGCATTGGAGCTCGGGCCGTGGCCGGACGAGCTGCTGGTCGTCGACAACGGCAGCGACCCGCGCTTGACGTTCGCGGCGATCCGGAACGAGGAGAACCTCGGCTTCTGCCGCGCCTGCAACCAGGGATTGGAGGCCGCCACGAGCGACGTGGTCGTGTTCCTGAACAACGACGTCGAGGCCGCGGAGCACGGCTGGCTCGAGCAGGTCGCCGACACCGTCGAGCCGTCGGTGCTCGTCGGTGCCCGCATCCGCAGCGATCTGCACACGATGGTCGATGGGACGGTCTACCCGTACATCGACGGCTGGTGCCTCGCCGGCCTCCGCGACGACCTACAGGAGCTCGGCGGCTTCGACACGAGCCTCGAGGAGCCCGCCTACTACTCCGACAACCTCCTCTGCCTCGAGGCCCGCGCCCGCGGCTTCACGCTCCGCGAAGCCAGGGTGGGCCTGATCCACATGGTCGGCGTCTCGACCGACCACATCGACCCGTCCACCGAAGCGGCGTCCCGGTCAAACCACCAGCGATACCAGGAGCGCGTCCGCGCCCTGGCCACGAAGGGAGCAGCACGATGAGCAAGTTCCTCCTCAACTCGGTCAAGGTCGTGGTCAACTCACGCGACCTCTCCGACCACGCGTTCAATGTCGACACCCCGTCAGAAAAGGAACAGGTCGACGTCTCCGGGTTTTCAGCCACGGCAACACGGGAGTTCCTGCCGGGCGTCGCCGACCAGACGATCGAGGTGCAGTTCGAGAACGACTTCGCCGCCAGCTCGGTCCACGCCACGCTGGAGCCGCTCTACTCCGGTGGGTCGGTGTTCCCGCTCTACGTGCAGCCGGACATGACCGCCGGCACGTCGGCGACGAACCCGATCTTCGGCGGCACCGCGGTCCTGTTCAGCTACAACGGCCTGTCCGGCGCTCTGGCTGCCCGCGCCGAGACGACGGCGACGTTCAAGCCCGCGGCGGGCAGCCGCTTCGCCTGGGGCACCGTGGCCCCGTAGCCGTGCCCGTCGCAGTCAGGGGCCTGCGCGACCTGCAGGCCGCATTGGCGAAAGCCGACAAGGAGACCCGGCTCGGTGTCCGCGCCGGGCTGCGTCAGCTCGCCCAGCCCGTCCAGCAGGGCGCCGAGCAGCTCGCCCTCGCGAACATCAGCCGGATCGGGCCGCGCTGGTCACGGATGCGGATCGGTGTCACCCGTAACCTCGTCTACGTCGCGCCGCGCCAGAAGGGCACCCGTGGGCGCGGCCCGGCCGGGCGCCGGCGCGGGCAGGGGTTCGCGCAGCCGCCGTTCTCCGACATCCTGATGGGGCGCGCGATGGAGCCCGCCCTGGCGGCGCACGCCGGCGAGATCGAGGCCCGGCTCGAGCAGCTGATCGACCACATAGCCGACGACTTCAACCACGGGGGGATCTGATGGCCCAAATCAACGTCAACGGGCGGCAGTACGAGCTCGTCACCCTCGACGACCTCACCCTCGACGAGGCGATCGTCGTCTGGGAGTACACCCGGCTGAGCCTCGACCAGATCCCCGAGCTCGAGGGCTTCCACCCCGGGGTGATCGCCGCCCTGATCCACGTCTCCGTCGCGAGAGCCGAGCCCGGCGAGACCGCGAAGACGATCCGCGCCCTCGTCGGGAAGATCCGGGTCGCCGACCTGAACACCGTGTTCATCGAGATCAGCGAGGAGGTCGAGGAGCTCCCCCCGCCCTCCGCGCCAGAGCCGAGCTCGCCGAGCGCCGCTACTGGCGCGGCTTCCTCGCCCACTGGGGAGCCGCCCCCGGCAGCCAGCGAGGGGAACGGTTCTGGCAGCCCTGGCTCGGCCACTGGTGCCACCTCCGGCCCGAGGATCTCGGTGCCATGACCCCCGCCCAGCTCGACTCCTGCCACGCCTGGGTGCGGAGGCAAACCTAGATGGCGCGGAAGCTCATCGTCGAGATCATCGGTGACGCGTCGAAGCTCGAGAAGAGCTACCGGCAGGCGGAGCGCGGCACGAAGCAGTTCGGGTCGAGTATCGAGCGGGCCGGCCGCGGCGCCGTCGTCGCCAGCGTCGGGTTCAGGGGTCTCGGCCGCGCGGTCGGGTTCGCCTCGGCGAGCTTCCTCGGCGGCGCCGGCCTGGTCACCGCGATCACCTCGACCGTCAAGGCGGCGGAGGAGTCGCAGGCGGTGCTCGGGCAGACCCGGAACGCCGTCCAGCGCTCCGGGCTCTCCTGGGAGCAGTACGGCGCACAGATCGAGGCCGCCTCGAAGGCCACGTCGCAGCTGTCGGGGTTCGACGACGAGAAGCTGCTGCAGACGTTCTCGAACCTCGTCCGCCGAACCGGCGACGTCAACCAGGCGCTGAAGCTGAACGCCCTCGCCGCGAACGTCGCCCGGGGCAGGAACATCGAGCTCGAGGCCGCCTCCGGGCTCGTCCTCAAGGCGTCGATCGGGAACGTCGGCGCGCTGCGCCGCCTGGGGATCAACCTCGACAAGCACGCGACGGCGCTGCAGGCGATCGACCTCTTGACGCGCCGCTACTCCGGCAGCGCCGCCGCGTACGGGCAGACCGCCGCCGGCGCGCAGGACCGGTTCCGGGTCGCGCTGCAGAACATGCAGGAGGTGCTCGGTGCCGAGCTGCTGCCGGCGATCACCGACTACCTGAACAAGGGCGCGAAGTGGCTGAACAACACGGAGAACCAGCAGCGGGTGCTGAAAGACCTGAAGGAGGTGATCGGGCTCGTCACGGGTGTGCTGCACGGGCTGAAGTCGGCGCTCGACACCGTCAACACCGTCACCGGGTCGACCAAGAACACCGTCAAGCTGCTGTTCGGAGCGCTCGTCGCGTTCAAGACATTGAAGCTCGCCTCGACGCTCACCGGGATCGCCGGCAGCCTCGGCCTCGTCGGCACCAACGCGGGCAGCGCGACCGGGAAGGTGACGGGGCTGCGGGGGGCGCTCGGGAAGCTCGGCGCGATCGGGATCATCACGGTCGAGATCGAGCTGATACTCCACTCGAAAGGGCTCGGCGAGAAGGTCGGCGAGAAGCTCGCTGACCTGATGGGCAAGACCGAGAGCGACGCCGACCTGGCGAAGGTGCCGAAGGCGAAGAGCCCGTTCGAGTTCTTCAGCAAGGGGTTCGACATCACCGACACGATGGTCGCGGGGCTGATCCAGCGCCACAAGCTGTCGCTCGACCAGATCAAGAAGCTCCGCTCACGGTTCCTCAACGACTTCCAGTACCAGCTCGCGCTGCTGCAGGCGCAGGGCGTCGAGGCGACCCGTAAGGCCGCCGAGAGCGCGAAGCACCTCGCCGCGGTCGCCGCCCGCGGTCCGCACGACCTCCCGACCGTCCAGGCCGCCGCACCGATCCTCGGCCGCGGCGCCCTGACCGCGATGCAGCGCAACGCGCTCGCCCAGTCCGCCGCGGCGCGCACCCAGGGCACCAAGGACGACCTGGCGGCGCTCCGCGAGCAGCGCGAGCTGCTCGCGAAGGCGATCCGCACCGAGACCGCGCGCCTGAGCCAGGCGACGACCGCCGACGCCGCGAAGAGCTACGCCGACAACCTGCAGTCGCTCTACGACAAGGACAGCGAGGCGTTCGGCCGTATCCGCTCGCTGACCGAGAAGGGCGCCCGGCAGGCGGGCAAGACCGCCGCGGAGCTCGCCGGGCAGCGCAACAGCTGGTTCGACACCGCCATAGGCCGGATGCTCGACCGGGTGCAGGACATCCCGAACCTGCAGGGCCAGATCGCGAAGCTCCGGTCGATCGGCGCACTGATCGAGCAGCAGATCGCCGCCGTCAAGGACGTCACCCGCAAACAGACCCTCGCCGACCAGCTGCTCGACGTGCAGCGCCAGATCAGCGCCGACCAGGACCAGATCACGTCGAACGCCGCCGATCGCAAGCAGGCCGCGGCCGACCGCAAAGCGACCGCGCAGCAGGCGCTGCTCGAGCGGCTCCAGTTCAACGTCGACAAGACCGGGCTGACCGACACCCTCAAAGACGACCTGAAGGCGCTGCAGACCCAGCAGGCGACGATCAAGCAGATCATCGCCACGCAGGGCTCCACGCTGGCGCTGCAGCAGCAGCTGCTCGGCGTCGAGACGAACATCAAGTCGAAGAACCAGGAGATCGCCGACCAGCGCAAGCAGCGGGCCGAGGCCGCGAAGCAGGCCGCGGCGGACGCCAAGGCAGCGGCGGCGGCGGCGAAGCAGCAGGCGGCGGCGGACGCGCAGGCCGCCTCGGACGCGTTCTACGCCGCCAGGCAGTCGGCGCAGTTCCAGGCGCTCGGGCTGCTCCCCTCCGGCGACCAGCCGATCTTCCTCACCGACCTGAAGAAGCAGCTCGCGCAGGCGCGGGCGGCGGTGAAGGGCACCAAGCTCGACACGAAGGAGGTGCGGAAGGAGCTGGCGGGGATCCAGGACGTGCTGAACCTGAAGTTCGGGGTGCCGCTCTACACGACCGGGCAGAAGGTCATCGAGATGCTCGACGAGCTGACCGGGAAAGTGAAGGGCCTCGGGGCGGCCACGATCGGGTTCCGGCACGTCTCATCGCAGAAGTTCGTCGAGTCGCTGGGGCTGAACCTGACCGTCTCGCAGAAACGGAGGCTCGAGATGGGGGTCGCGCAGCTGGGCCGCGGGAACACGCTGCCGCAGCGCACCGCCCAGTTCGCCGGCAGCGGCGGCGCCGCTCCGATCGTGATCCACTCCGCGACGTTCCACGGCGTCACCGACATGCGCGCGTTCGAGCAACAGCTGCAGAAGCGTGCGAAGGGCCGGGCGCACACCCGGCGGGGCGGCTAGTGGCAAAACCGGTCGCGAACTTCACCGGGACGCCGCTGATCGGGAGCCCGCCCTTGTCGGTCGGGTTCAGCGACACCTCAACGCACACGCCGGATACATGGGCGTGGGATTTCGGGGACACCGGCACCTCGAGCTCGCAGAACCCGACCCACATCTACAGCGCCGCCGGCAGCTACACCGTCGTGCTGACCGCCGCGAACGACGACGGCACCAGCACCCGCAGGAAGACCTACTACGTGACGGTCGGGGCGGTCACCCCGTCGGAGGCGCCGGACGGCCGGTTCCTGATCGCGTTCGACGACGACACCCTCGAGCCGGTCCCGGCGTGGACGCGGATCGACGCGTACCCGAACCTGCTCACCAGCTACACGATCGACCGGGGTCGCCAGTACGAGCTCGACCGCACCGACGTCGGCCGCGCCACCGTGACGATCACCGACCCGGACGGGATCTTGGACCCGACGAACCCGGGCGGGCCGTACTACAACCGGATCGAGCCGCTGCTGCAGGCGATGATCCGGCGCCGTAACCCCGTCACCGGCAACTGGGACACCCGCTACCGCGGCTTCGTCGAGGAGATGGACTACGGTTTCGACCCGTCGCAGAAGCTCAACCGCTTGACGGTCACGCTGATCGACATCTTCGAGATCCTGAACGCGGTCAAGATGATGCCGGGCAACTTCGGGTTCGTGCCGCCGCCGGACGAGTCCGCCGACCAGGTCTGGTTCGAGGCGGAGAACATGGATGACCGGATCAAGGGCGTCGTCGGCAACTCGAACATCCCGCCCGAGTTCCTCGTCTGCTTCAGCGGCAACGTGCTGCTCTACCAGGCCACCTACAGCCCCGGCGAGTCGGCGATGACCGCGGTGCAGGAGGCCGCGGACGCCGAGTTCCCCGGCGTCTCGAACGTGTATACCGATCGGTTCGGCCGGCTCGCCGTTCACGGCCGGCTCGCGAAGTTCGACCCCGCCAGCGTGATCCCGACCGTCAGCGACGGCGCCTGGGACTGGCACGAGTGGCACGCCGGCGACGGCGCCGCCGTCCACGCCGCCCCGTCCACGACGGCGCACATCCGCCGCTTCAGCATGAACCGTGGCCTGGCGAAGGTGATAAACCAGGCGCTGGCGACCCCGCACCGCGACCTCGACGCCGCCGAGATGGCCGGGCAGATCGTCAGCGACACGAGCTCGATCAACCGGTTCGGGATCCGCTCGCAGGAATGGCAGAACCTGCTGACCGCGCAGTCGCTCGCTGACGGTGCCGCCGACCTCGTCGAGACGGGGCGCTTCGCCGAGTACTACGTCACGAACTACGCGCAGCCGCAGAACAGGGTGACCGAGTGCGGGTTCCGCTCGATGCGGCCCGGGCAGGAGGGCACCGCCGCGAACTGGCTGCTCCTGCAGCAGGTCGACGTGAGTGACCTCGTCCACATCACCGTCGCCTCGCCCGGCGGCGGCGGCCTGGAGGATGCGCAGTTCTATGTGGAGGGCGTCCACGAGACCGTGACGCCCCTGAACCCGGACTACGACAACGTGGACCTGAGCCTCGACCTGTCCCCGGTGCAGTACTTCGCCGACGTCACGATGTGGCCGACCTGATGCCCCGCCCGGTCCTCCACTCGCGCGACCACGAGCACGGCGGCGCCGACACGGTCCGGATCGTCTGGGAGTCCACCGGGACCGGCTCGACGGGGAACGCGGTGCTGTTCGACGTGTACCCGCAGGACGGCGGCTACCTCGCGTTCGACACCGACGGCGGCGGCATCTTCATCAACAACACCGACACCGGCGACAACAACCCGGTCGCGATCCGTAACCAGGACGACGGCGGCATCCTCTTGAACGACGAGGGCGACGGGGTCGGGATCAACATCCAGTCCGCCCACTCCGGCCCGATCATCATCCAGCAGACTGGGAGCGGCGACATCCTGATCCAGATCGGCGGCGGCAACCTGATGCTGCAGGGGATCCCCACATCCGACCCGGGCGTGTCCGGGGCGCTCTGGAACGACTCCGGCACGCTGAAGATCAGCTGATGGTGACGAAGTTCTCGAAGATCATCTGGGGCGACGGGCTTTCGGTCACCGACGAGGGCGCCGGCGTGATCACCGTCGCGGGCGGCGGAGGCTCGGGGCCTGCGGGTGCGACAGGCCCTGCGGGGCCGACCGGCGCCACCGGCGCGACCGGGGCCGCGGGGCCGGGCGTCCCGACCGGCGGCACGACCGGCCAGGCGCTCACCAAGGTCTCGGGCACCGACTACGACACGCACTGGTCGACGGTCTCCGGCGGTGGCGGCGCGCCCACGGGCTCCGCGGGCGGCGCGCTCGACGGGTCCTACCCGAACCCCGGACTGGCGGCCTCCGTCGCGGGAGCTGGCCTCGCAGAGGCCAGCGACGTGCTCTCCGTGAACGTCGACGGGTCAACGCTCGAGATCAGCTCTGACGCGCTCAGGATCAAGGACGCCGGCGTGACCGCCGCGAAACTCGGGAGCGTCCCGCTCGACACGCTCAGCGACGTCACCGCCCCGTCCCCATCAGACGAGCAGACATTGAGCTGGGACTCGGGCGCCTCCGCGTGGCGGCCGAGAACGGTGCTGCTCCCCACGATCGCGGACGCGAAAGGCGACCTGATCGCCGGCACCGGCGTCGACACGGTCGCCAGGCTGCCGGTCGGATCGAACAACCAGGTCCTCGTCGCCGACTCCACCCAAACGACCGGGATCAAATGGGCTGCGGTGCCCGGCGGCGGCCTCGTGGCCGTCGACACACTGTGGGACGCGAAAGGCGACCTCGCCGTCGCCTCCGCCGCGGACACCGCCGCGCGGCTCGCGGTCGGCAGCGACGGGCAGATCTTGACCGCCGACAGCGCCCAGACGCTCGGCGTGAAGTGGGCCGCCGCGGCGGGGGGCGGCGGCGTCACCGTCGTCAACTACACGACGGTGACGAACGACGTGACCGTGACCGGCACCGCCGTCGGCACCGCGGCGACCATCGTCAGCTCGGGCGCGATCACCTACACGGCGGTGCTGACCAAGTTCGAGTTCTTCTGCCCGCAGGTTTTGGCGACCGGCGTTTACGCCACGATCTTCAACCTGTTCGACGGCAGCACCGAGATCAGCCGCCTCTGCGCTGTCGGCGGCTCGGCATCGTCGGACTACGGGCCGCTGCTCCTGGCGCGCTACCTGACACCGAGCGCAGGATCACACACCTACCTCGTCAAGGCGTGGAACGCGTCCGGCTCGGCCGTCTGCACCGGCGGGTCAGGAGCAGCCGGGAACTACCCTCCGATCTACCTGCGGATCACCACCGGGTCATGAGGTTCCCGCTCCCGATCGAGATCATCACCTGCCCGCAGTGGAAGGCGCGGAGGCCGAAGCAGGGGATCCAGACCGTCGGCCAGTCGGAGCGGACGATCTTCCACC